CCTTGTGTTAATGGTGAATATTCCTCTCGTAGCGATTGGAACAGCCTCACCAGAAACAACACACTGAAGTTCCTCTTTCTTTTCTGGGTAGTAAAGAAGATTCTCTCCGTTCTCATCTTTATTGCGAACATCGCGCAAAAGAATCCCTAAAGCTTTGGTTCCTGCACCAGTGTCATCACATTTGGTTACCTTGTAAGGAACCTCTGGATACATGGACAGACCTTTGCCTAAAGTAGTCTCGAAGGAATTTGCATCCCCTCTCTGGACATACTTAACAGGCTCGTTTTGAAGATCAGCAGCGCTGATTTTCACAACAGAACCCGCTTCGCCCGTTTCGGCGTCGAGAGAATAGAAGTTGATGACATCATTCTCGTCGTATTGACGAAACGGCAGTAAACGTGTAATTTCGTTAGCCATAATTGATTAATTTATTGATTGTTAATTTGTTACTTCTACAGAGAAGTTCTTCTTAAGTCTCTCGACAAAAGAAATCTGTTCGCTTGCTTCTGCGTTATTATTAGGAATAGATGCCTCTGCCTCATCTCCCTCAACTTCAAGCTCTTCGGCTGGCTCTTCTTCAGCAGCCTCTTCCTCTTCTTCAGAATCATCTTCGTCTTCGCGGCTAGCTACAGCTTCGTCAATACGAGCTTTAATCTCTGCCTCTTGAGCCTCGATGTTCTTCTTGAGTTTGTGAGCAAAAATAACTTCAAGCTTTTCCTTATAGGAATTAAAATCTTCTTCAGAAGAACCTAAATCTTTGACTTCCGCGGTGACCAGAGCAAGCTCTTTTTCATTAAGGTCGTAATCGCTGTCAATGAAATTCATGCGGTCATTAAAAAGATCTACAGCAGCTTTTGCTTCTACTTCGTTCTTGAGCGCATCAAGTTCTTCTTTTGTCTGCTTGTAAGAATCTTTAAGTTCTTCAAGCTCGGCTTCAGCTTTCGCTTTAGCTTCCCTCTCAACTTCCATCTTGGTAGTCCAAGACTCGTTGTGTTCTACGAGAGTATCACGGATAGTCTCGCTGACAGTTTTAGCCTCAGAACCTTCCTTCACTGCTGAAGCAACGCTCTTGGACAACTGAGTAATAAGTTGGTCGAATTGTTCTTTATCCATATTAAAAATGTTTTTTAATTTGTTTGACTTTACATTAATATTAGCGTTTCGGGAAATTTTTTCTATTTTTTTATAACCAGAGCTTTCTTTGTCTGGATAAACGCCCTTTACAGCAGCGGCTGGATTTCTTGTTAGAGCTGCTCCTAAAGGATAAGTTTGGCCAACAATTAATCGATTTACAGGCTTGCCATCAGGATCTTCTCCTTTGCCACCTAAACCCTTTACATACTGTTTTAATTCTTCTTTTTCTGCACCTGTTGCAATAGTAGAGTCTTCTAAAAATTTAGAACCTACTGCTACTTCAAATTCTTTAAAAGCCAGCTCCCAGCTAGTGGAAATACTTTGATAAGACTCATCATCTTTTTCTGAAGCATCTTCTATAGCTTCTGCCAATTTTGGATAAACAGATTTATAAATTAAACCAGCAGCATTGATATAAAAAGGATCTTTCTTATCGGCGTAAGATTCAATATCGTTATTTTTAAAGTCAAACTCTCGTTCAGAGAAGGACGCATTGATCATGTGACCGACAATTTTATCTTTTTTGTGTTCGATGTTAATCGGCTTGTTGATAAATCGTTTTACAGCAGCAATAGCAGTTTTTGCATCGATGCCATCTCCATTTTTGTTAAACTCATTAACTTTTGCTAAATTGAAAACAACTGGTAAAACGTCAATATTTTGATCTGGGTCAAAGTCTTCTGGAAGCAGAGACTCTGCGGCTTCTTGAATGGCTCCTTGAGAAAGACCAAACAATTCAAACTCCTCGTCTTTTATCTCTCTTACCTTACCTTCAAATAAACAAATGTTAAAATCATCTAATGACATACTTGTTCTTACACAGAAATTTGAGTTGAATGATATAAAATTGCAGAGGATAAATCATCTAGCTGGTGTTGACAGCCTAATTCAAGCACTTTTGCATTTACATTCAGAGAGCTTAGTTTATCTAAATCTTCTACTATTTCAGCTAAAGTTGGCTCCCAATCATCTGCGTCTTTTGCTATAACAATAGATTCGCAAACTTTTGTTACCATTTCCTTTTTTTGTTTAGACATTCTCTTTAAGCCAAATTTAGAAGCGAATTCCTTGAACGCTAATAACTCAAATTCATTTAATCGTTTAGTTGCTTCAACAATATTCTTCTTGGAATAAGAAGAATTAGAAACACCAATTGGCCTACCACCAGATGGTGCAATAGGTTTTTGTGCGTCTTTTGGTTCTGGATCTCCCCCTGCTGGTGCAGCGTCATCATAAAGATTAATTGTATTTACAAGAGGCATATAATGACCCTTTTCTCTATCTGCTACGAATTTACTTTGTGCAGAATCCATATCTTTGCTGTCAGGAAAGACTCCTGTATGGACAACTTGCATTCCCTGCTCTGGAGTAAGCACTCCAAGCTCCATTAGCCTAGTAGCTAATTTTGATAAATTATTATCATCCATAGTGTCTGTTTTTACAAACTTTGCTTCAGGGAAAGTTCTCAAGCCAGCGGCCTTACAGATTCTTCTAATCTCAGGATTAATAAAATCATTCAAGAAGGCTCTTCTAGATTCTTCTAGTCTTTGGAAGAACACTTTCATCTTCATCTGGGCATCAGAGTATTTTGAATCTCCAATAAGCACATTTTGTAATCCGTCTTCGATATCTTTGTTGATAACCTCATATTTTTCAGGGCCAACAACTTTTCTTATATCAGGAATGATGAAGTCTGCTTTAGTTGTATAATCAGATACAAGAACTCGACCAACACTTTGATTTTTAAATATTTGTTGCATAGCGGCCAAGTTTCTGTGATTAACTCCACCCTTGTCAGGCTCATTGCCCATAGTCACAAGTAATACAACATTTTCAATTGATCTACTAATTGCCTGATCAATATTTTTTAATTCTATTTTTCTATTAAGGTCATCTAATACAGAAAAGCCAACAGGAATAGCTAAAGGCTCATAATCTTGTTTTTTAGAAAATACAACATGTAAAAGCTTCGGGTCCAACTTGATTTGAATCCTTGTCATCGCATATTGATTCTTTCCATTTGTTAATGCGTTTTGCACATCTTCTGGCAAAGAATTGAACATTTCTATCTCATGCTCTGTTTCTGGTTTTTGAAGCCTAGAAATCTCAAAAGGAGTAAGGACTTTAAAATATTCATAACCACTAAAAGATACAGAACCTTTTGTTGCAATATCTGTAGGATTGATAAGTAAATATCTAATGGGAATTTCTTTTCTTGAGCTAGCTCCGTATGCTTCTAGCATCTTTTGAGAGTTTTTTAAAGGTATCTTACCATCAACTCTGTAAAAGAAAACATTTCCTGATCTGTAATATTCTCTAAAATATTGTTCTTTTAGATTGTGCATTCTGATTCTTTTGAACCAAGCATCAATAAATTTTCTAGATTTTTCGTTACCTCCCTCAAGATATAACTCTGAATCTGCAAACTCTGATAAAAGGTCAACCGTGCCTCTAAATGAAGAAATGTTAAAATATGCTTTCTGGCATAGCTCAACAGCTTCTTTTGCATCTGCGGAACCTTTTTCGTAATTAAAAGGTAAAATCCCTCTTTTTATATTGTCATACTTGTTTGACACTCCTGAAGTGGCCGCAGCATTAGTTCTCGCTTTAGTTCTAGCTGTTGGACTAGTAAGTCTTGAAGCTTCACTAGAGCTAAAAATTGGCTCACCAATTAACTCAGGATTAAAAGAATCTTCTTGTGGGTTTAATAAATTTTCTATAGGTGCTTCATTCTTTTTGAACTTCTCCCAGTATTCAGATCGTTTGGTATATTTTCGAGGCATATTAAAGTTTACACTAAAGTTATAAAAGTTACTTTTTAACTTTTAAATTGCAAATGGAATAAATGTGGATTCAGGTTTTTGTTCTACTGAAGCATTTTCTGAATCAAAAAATACTTTTGCAAACCAATTTCCTAAAACTAAAGAGGAATATGAGTCTTTTCTAGCTCTGTTTGGCCCTTTTTGTCTTCTTAAATTTTGAGGCAGGTTAAATGATTGAGATCCTTGCGGATTTGCTACAACTTCAATATTAGCACATTCTGACTTTGTAAGTTCAACCACATACTTTTGATGATCTATAAAATCAATCATCATAGCACCTTTAGAAGCTTTCGGGGCTTTTATATCCCATTTTAGTTTTTCTATTGGCAAATTCTTTTTTCTCTGTTCATCGAAATGTGCGTCTACAGCTCTAGAAGCAAATAGTATTCTTTTATGGTCTATTGCAGCTTGCAACATCTCATTTGCGTTTCTGATCCAGTTTGATGTAGGTTTTCTTAAAATACAATAATTTCTTTCTTTTCTATTATATTGGTGTTTGAAGCTAATGATATCTGAATGCCAGTTCTCTGGTTTTTCTAGGTCTACATCAATAACTCCTATGTTTACATTTTCATTTTTAAACAAAGCACTCTCGTTACAAGAATTTATAAATTGGACTCCACCATTATAGTCACCACATATACCAACTATATTAAAATGTTGTATTAAGTATAAGAAATACTCCATATGTTGTTTTAGAGAAACCCCTGCTATCGCATAACCATGCACTAAGCAGACCTTTTGTGTATCTCTGTCTATTTTAAAAACGTGCATTGCAAAATGGTCGGCACTTGTATTGCCAGCCCAGTTTGGGTCAAAAGATAATAAATATTCATCACTAGGGTTCCCGACGACCTCGACAGCAGGAAACTCCCCATCTGGTATTGTGCAAGCAGCCATTTTTGATA